TGTGCCGAGGACGCCGAGTACGCAACCGGCGGAGACTGGTACATCAACCTGGGCGAGCCCCGGTTTGCCGACCTGGACGAAGACCAAACCGACGAGGCAATGGACATTGCGTCCGACCTGCTCTCGGCGGTGGCCGAGGCCCTGGAGGCCGGCGAAGACGTCGCCCTGATCTCACCGGACTTGTTCCGGTAACCTTTAACCCCCGAATTTCCCTACCATGAAAAATACCAAACAACCCAAGGTGAGCCCTGTGGCCCACCAAACGTTCATCCTGGCTGCCCAATCTGCGGCCCTGGAGGCCGCCCGCCGGGTGGCTTTCAAGGTCGAAGCCGGTCAGCCCGGAACGATCCTGTCGATCGAGGACGTGAACAAATACGCCGTCTCGGTTTTCCAGCGCACCGAAACGTTTGAACGAAGCAGCTGGGCCGAAAACAAGACGATCGTCGACCGCTACCTGGTGCTCGACGTCCTGATCAACCCGGCCCTGCTCCCGGTGGCTTCCCGTGCCAAGGAGGCCTACAACCAGGTGCTCCCGTTGATCGAGGCCGCCCGTGCCAAGGCTCCGGGTGTACGCATCTCGCATTTCAACAGCCTGGCCGAAATGGCCGGCGGTTCCCATGCGATCAGTTGCGTGTTCCGTGCCTGGGTGCAGGTCGGCGAAAACGGCGAGGCGTTGAAGGACAACACCAAGGGCGGCACCTTTACTGCGTGCAGCTTCATCCGCCGGGACAGCATCGGTCAGCTTAACGCCGTCCAATACGGGTCGCTCCAGGGCGTCGAAAAGCTCCTGGTGCGCAAGCTTCACTCCGGCCCGGTCCGCAAGGACCAATGCGAGAAGTGGGCCGGCAACGCCGGACGCCCTTACGACGAGATCAACGTCGAACGCATCGTCGCCGACGCCGTCGTCCAGGCACAGTCCTACGGCAGCCTGTCGGACGAGGAGATCAAGAGCAGCTTGCGTCACCTGACGCAGGAAAAGATCGACGAGGCCGTCAAGGACCACCTCCATGACGAAGCCCGCCGTGTCCGTATCCTTCGCCTGGTCGCCGACATTGAGGCCCTTGGCCTGACTGTCGTCAAGGGCCCGGAACGTGCCCGCCAGCCCGACGAGGAATGGACCTGCTTCCACACGATCGCCGTGACCGCCACTCCGGTGGCAAACGACAATCGTGCGACGTACTACACCCTGGTGTCGTCGGAAGAGTCCCTGGTGGCCCTGCATAAGGCCCTGATCAAGTAAGGTCGAAACAGTCCGGCACGGGCCGGCTGTCTACGGGTAAGGCCCGTACTGACGAGACCACTTTCCAACCCACAAACCACATGAGCAAACGCAAGAGCCCTCGCCCGGCCAAAAAGGCGACCAACCAGGTCATCGCAACCAAGTCCGAGATCGAGGCCCTGGCCGACATCCTGCACCTTCGTGCCGGGCAGATTGAAGACCTGGAGCAGCACGAAGACGAAGAGTACTGCCGTGATCAGTACCGCAACCTGGCGCTGGCCGAAAACCTCCTGGAGCGCCTCCTGGATCTCCGCAAATAATTCCAACCCAATAATAAACCACATGCCCAAACCAACCAATGTCAGCTTGAATTTCTTCATCCAGCGTGAGCACGGAGCCCCGTGCCAGCTTTCCGATGTCGAGATGTTCGACCACCTCCTAAATCACGATGACGACGACGGCCTCTCCCTTGACGGGGACTTCATCGTCAACGACGTCCAATGGGATACGCCGGACCTGTTCCCCCTCTCCGCCGGCGATCGTGTCCTCATAAGCTTCACGATCGAGGTCGAGCCCACGGATCCGTCCGTGAAGCCGGCCGAACTCCTGGACCTGGTCCGTGAATCCGCCGTCCTGATGCTCCCGGAGGGCTACGAGGTAGACCTCCTGGATGCCGTCGTCTTTCACTCCTAATTCTCACCCAAATAATAACCATGGATAACACCCAAAACAAGCCGGCCAAGCCGGTCAAACTCACCCCCGCCCAGATCACCTGGTACAGCGACTGCATCATCGTCACGTGCACCGAGGGGGGCTGCTACACCCGTGACGACTACAAGACCTGGTCGAAGTATAAGCACGGCGGTGAGCACAACCGTGCCGAGGTCACCATCGTGCCGAACCTGGAGGCCATCGACGAGCACAGCTACGCCCAAAGCGAAGACCAGATCCGGGTCACCCCGGAATGGCTCCACCGCCGTTTCGCCGACGAGCTGATCAAGCTGATCGACGGCAAGTCCAAGTTGGGCTCCCATTGGGTTGGCTCGCTGGCCAAGGCCCTGGCCGGCGACGACGACTTCATCCCGGACGTCGTCGAGGCCGGTGCCCTGCTCCAGATCGCCGTCTACGGGGAGGTGGTCTATGGATAAACCGGCCATCCTCTCCACGCTCCGGGCCGACCAGCGTGTTGCCCGGTCCACCCTGGCCGGCCGGGCCCTTGACCTGGCCGACGCCAAGCGTGCGCTCGATAAGGCGACCCGTGAGTACGACCTGTTGCACGCCCAGATCCGCAACCGCTCCCATGACATCGCTCCTGGCGGGCTTCCGAACGCCATCATGGCCAAGAAGAAGGCCATGGACGATGCGTTCGTGGCCTGGTGCGACGCCTCCAAGGCCCACGATGTGGCCATGGAGTACTGTTGCCAGGTGGCGGTCAGGATCCGGGAGGCCAAGGGCTAAAGATCGAAACGCCGTGAGGCGTCCTGACGTGATGCGTCAGCTGACGAGATCAGATTTGCGTAGAATAGCTGTTGACAGCCTACATATTGTAGGTAACCCTTTCCATACCGACATGATTAAAAAATACATCCTGCTAGCGATTATTGCCGTCGCCCTGGGCTTCGCCCTGTGGGCGTTGTTCACCGGGCCAAGCCTGATCGAGATAATCGACAACCCGAAGTACTAATTTTTTCACCCACCCATAAATAAACATGACCCAAATCAAGTCCACCATCAAGGCGTTGACTAAGCGCCAGGCCCAGGTCCTCAACCTGTACAAGTCCGGCAAGAAGGTCCCCGCCATCGCCAAGGTCCTCGGCGTCAAGCGTGTGACCGTCTACGCCACGCTCCGGGCGGCCCACAACCGCCTGGGCAACACGGACCGCCTCAACAAGGCCTACACGGCCGAACAGGCTGCCCGGAGCGAAGTGATCAACAACACGATCGTGTTCCAGGGCGAGGTCTACCTCCGCCGTGAGTTTGTCCGGGCGTGCTTCCTGAAGCAGCTCGGCATCATCAAGGGGGTGCTCTCGTGAGCACCGGATCACCTGACGAACCGTTCGTCACCTACGTGACGCCGGTCGGCACCGCCAAGGATCTGGCCAAGTCGGTCAACCGCAAGCTGCTCGGCTATGGCATCAAGCATGCCAACCGGGCAACCGAGCGCACGATCCGGTTCTACGCCACCAAGGGGTTGATCGACAAGCCCACCAAGGGCGACGAAGACGGACGCAAGGCATTGTTCGGCCAGCGTCAGCTGTACCAGGCTTGCCTCCTCCTGGCCCTTGGGCCTCGTGGCTACAAGCTGGACTCGGTTCGCCGGGTCCACAAGTCGGCCGACATCGACCGCATGGACTACATGCTCCGCCTGGTCGCAACCTCAGAAGCCCAGGTCGACGCCACCGTGCTCGGCCGCAACGACATCGTGACCTGATGGGCCTCGACCAATACGCCTACCGGCGTGACCCGGAGGATGTTGCGACTGCGGCCAAGGGGATCGAAGGCGTCAAGGATAAGAAGGACGTCTTTGCGACCTGGCGTAAGCACCCGGCGCTCCAGGGATTCATGGAGGAGCTTTGGGAGAAGAAGGGCGGCAACAAGGACCTGCCTCCGTCTCCGTTCGGATCCAGCTTCAACGCCGGCCAGGAGGTCGAGCTTACGATCGAAGACCTGGACGACCTTGAGCTGCTGATCCGCAAGAATCACCTCGGCCTAAAGTACCGGGGAGGATTCTTCTTCGGCGACGACTGTTCCCAGGACGAGGCTGATAACGACATGGCCTTCGTCAAGAAGGCCCGCAAGCTGATCGCCAAGGGTTATAGGATTTACTATAGCTCCTGGTGGTAACGAAAGACACAGGGTTACCGCAACCAAGCCCAGCGCAAGCTGGGCTTTTTTGTGCCCAAAAAAGATGACCCACACGTACCTTTCGGCAGAGGCGTGGGCCGTTGTTCCTTGATCCTGGCCGGTCATTGGCCGGCGTCAAACCAATCGAAGGCTTCCCTGGGCACCCGGTAAAACATCTCGCCCTCTGAGACGTGCTTGTTGAACGATTCCCTTGGGTCTTGCATCAGGTACTCGAAAAGCTGGAAGCCGCCAATCGTTCCCACGCTTCGCAGGTCCTCGGACACGATGGCATAGGCACAGCTGCCGTCGCCCAGGATTCGGATCTTCCTGGCCGGTATGTGCACCGGGTCATAAGGGAACGGGCCGCCCTTCCATACCGGCCGGCGTTCTACCTCGACCTTGATGCTGCCGTCCTGGCTGATCAGGTCGACGCCGTAGATGTCCGGGTTGTCGAGCAGCTCGACGCCGAAGCCCAGGAAGCAAGCCTTGACGGCCTCCCTGGCCGGCGGGTCGTTGGCCTGGAACGTCTCCGGGTCGAACGGCTTTTTGCTCATGTGCGAAGCTTGGCACGCAGGTCATCCAGCTCGACGAGCTGGGCTCCAATCGTGCTGGTCAGTCGATCGACCTGCTTCTGCAGTTCCTCGTTCGGGATGATGGTGCGGGTGGTGAAGGCGGTCAGCCGCTCGACCTCGGCCTTTAGGCGGGCGTTCTCGGCGTTCGTGCGCTTGAGCTCCGATGCCAGGTCACGGGCTTCGTAGCCGATCTCCAGGACGTTCTTGGCGAATGAGTCGGTGATCTTGACCTGGGCGGCCAGGTCACGCTCGAAAGCTTCCCTCCGGAGCTTCTCGTGGTTGAGTTCTTGGAGGACAAGCAGGTACTTGTCCATCAGGTCATGGTGTTCATCAATCATCGGCGTATTCAGATTTGTTAACGATAAGCCCAAGCTTAGGCGAGAATACAAACCCGCTCCAGGAAGGCGGGTCATAAGCCCCGTCGGCCAGCTCGTAGCCATCTCCGCTGGCGATCGGGCCATGGCTGATGTCCAGCCACTTCTTCTCCCTGCTACCGGTGACGGAGCATGCCTGGATGCGACCTGCCTCCAGGAGCGTTTGGACCATCTTGGAGAATTCCACGGGCCCAGTCCTGGACAGCATCGGGGGCAGCTCCGCCCGACGCAGGTACAGCCCGGAGCGTGCGTTGCGCTCCCCATTGGAGTACGGGTGTCCGGCCCTGGCTGCGGCGACGATCGCATGGAACAGCCAGGCGGTGCGTTCGTCGTGATGTGCCATGCTGTACCGGTCCAGCTCCGTTGCGTCCTGGAGCATCCCGACATTGTCACGAAGCAGGGTTCGCTCGGTCCGGTTAAGTTCAGGGTTATTGCCTTTGACGACGGCGATCCGGTACAGGATGCCACGATCCGGGGCCTTGCCCATCAGCTCAAGGCGACGAACGTAATCGGAGCAATGCCACACGCCCAGGACGACTCGCATCGACCCAAGGATGGCGGTACTGCCACGGATGGATACCTTCATCTCCTCGGCGTTGCTGATCGGCTCGTCGCCCTGCTTGCGGATGTGGTGGGTGTAAAGCATGGCCGCACCGGTCTTGTTGATGACGTCGCCGGCGACACGGATGAAGTCGGCGATGACCATGGCTGAGTTTTCCTCGCCGTGCAGGGTTGCGTTCAGGGTGTCGATGATGACCAGGCATAGGTCCGGCACCTTGGCCAGCTGCTCGACGACGTTGGCCCACCGGGAGCTGGCCCTGGCTTCCCCGGTCTTTGGGTCGGACACGGCAAGGGCAAAACCGCCACCTGCGTTGATCGTAGGGATGACCATCAGCCTGGCTCCGGCCTTGTCACGCAGCTTGTTCTGGTCGATGTCGTGGATGCGGATGTGGAGCTCTTCCTGGTCGTCCTCGAAAGTCAGGAATACGACGGTTCCGCCGGAGACGATGCGTGATCCGCACCAGGAGTAGTTGTCGCCCGGCTCCCAGGCTGCGACCTTGAGGGCCAGGTCCAGGCATAGGAAGGTCTTACCGGCGCCGCCTTCGGCTGCGATCATCTGGTGCTTCCCACGCTGTAGGTAACCATCGACCAGGAACTTTCGGGATGGCTTGTCGCCCTTCACCCAGGAGTCGACACGCCACTTGGCGATGTCCAGGTCATCGTTACGGACCGGCTTTGCCACCTCCTGCAACGGCCCGTTGTTGCGTCGATCTACGGCCACCATGTCATCCCATTCCTTCTTGGCTCGGTGAACCGGCCAAGGAGGAGACATGTGGCTCATGATCCACCCCCTGGTCATGTTCTCGGCCTCATCCATGGTCAGCTTTCCAAGTCGAACCAGGTTGATGTGGTAACCGGCGACCTGGTTAAACGAGCTCCATCGGGTAGAGTTGCCCTCGCCACCGGCCTTCACGACCTCGGTGAACGGGATCGGAGTGCGGTCTGCGCTGGATTCAGGCAGGTCCTCTTCGACCGGAGGAGACCAGGGTTGCGTGGTCATCATGCCGGCGGACATTTCCAGCTCCTCAAAGTAATAGGTCTGAGGAACGTCCGGCATGTCGAGGCGGACCGGGGTAAGCAAGCCGTTCTTGCCGTGCACCGATCCTGCGATACGCACCGGCTGGTGGGCACGCCCAAAAGGATTGGACTTCACGCCAAGCCCGAACTGCATATCGGCTCCGCCCTTACGGGAGATCTCATCCCGGAGCTTGATGGCCTTCTGGATATCCGTCACCGGTTCAGCCAGCGTCCAGTACAGGTGGCGTTTAAGCACGCCCTCGTGCGTACCGCCGGAGTAGACCACGGCGGTAGGCGCACCAAGGTGTGCCTTCAGGTACTGGTGCTTGGCGAGGATGTCTCCGGAGTCCAGGTCGACGACGATCGAGTGGAAGCTGGAGATGTTGTCGGACGAACCCTTGGGGGACTTGAGCACGCCTGGGACGACAAAGCTAGCATGACCGCTTGCGGTCCATCGTTCGACGTGCCTGGTCACTTCGGCCAGGAGATTGTCGAATCCGAGCGACAGGTCGATGTGCTTGTCGTCCATGAACCTGCCCTCGCTCTGCGTGCCCTTCTCGCCAATGCCACGCACGCACACGAACCCGGTGGCCGGGAAGTCGGAGAAGATGACGTAGAGATGGTCTCGGATCTGGTCTTTGTTGATCATGGCATCAGTCGGTTTTTGCGGTTCGGCTGGCGGAGCCCGTTTTCCTTCATGAAGCGGGACAGGTTCCAATGCCCGGTCTTCAGCCCAGCAGCTATGCGGTAGATCGGCCAGCCCTTGGCCTGGCCTTCAAGCACGGCAGCTTCCCAGCCGGTCTTGTCGTACTTGTATACGGTACGCTTGCGTCCGGTCTTCCACTTGATGCACAGGATGCGGATCCAGTTGCGCAAGGCGGACTCGGACCAGCCAAGGTACTCGGACGCCTGGGTGATGGTCATGTTCTCCCTGTTGCACCGGCGGATGAGCGGAGCCATGATCTTGATCCGCTCCGCACGGAAGTAGGCCATGTCTACGCCGTTGATCTGATACCTGGACTTCATAGGAGGCGGATAAAGATAGGGGTACGCTTGCCGACGTAGGCGCCGGTGACGTTGAACCCCATGTACTCGATTGCGTCCTCTTCAGGCATGTCCTTCCGCAGGATCTCGACGCACTTGTTCCAATCGTACACGACCACGGGATCGATGGATTCGGTCACGCCGACGATGGCCGCATCGAAGCCGTCGGCCACGAGCATCTCCTCGTCGCCGAGGTTGTCGGCGAATTCGTCTACCAGTTTTCGCATCTCCTTGCCGTGCGTGATGTCCGGGTCTTCAGGACGTTTTACTTTTTTCGGAGCCATGATGGTTTGTCGGTTGGGATTTGTGGGGAAATTGCCGGCGCCTGTCCCCAGCACCGGTTCTTGAAATTGCAGAATTTGCACCGGAAGTCCGCCTGGTCATTGGTGCACTTGGACATCTCTTCCGGGTTGATCGAGCTGACGATTCGGACGGCCTTGTCGCTGGCCTCCTGGGCCACACGGGCGTCGTACTTGATCAGCTCCGCATGGATCTCGCCGGTGTTCCGGTTGCGGGTCGTGAAGAGTGCGTTGGGCAGCTCAAGGTAGGCCATGTAGACCTGTGCCTGGACGAAATACAGGGGCTTGGATACCTTCACGCCCTTCTTCACGGTATCGTTCCAGGACTTGTCGTTGAGTTCCTTGTTCTCCCAGAGGGCCGGCCATTCAAGGCCTTCGATCACGGGGCCGTCCAGGATCACGCCGTCGATATGGCCCTTGAGCTTCCCGTCACACGCCTCAAAGCCGTACTGCCCGCCGTCGGGCTTGTTGGTGTGCAGGTCGAAACCGGCAAGCTTGATGTGCTCAGCCATGCGGGCTTCGCCGTCATGCCCCATGTCGAAGATCCGAAGGACGTTCGCCGGGAAACCCGATCCCTCGTCTTCCGGGACCTGGTGGTAGATGTATGCCAGCTTCCTGTCGCAAGGGTCTCCCCACATCGAGGCACCAAGGTACTGGCGCTTCGGCTGTGACGAACGCTTGGCGATCAGGGCGTTGTCGATGATCTGGCGGAAGGCCTCGGCGAAGGCCGGGCCATTGTCTTGGGTGAACATAAGTCGGTTATTGTTGGGCCTTCTTGATGGCTCGCTCGATGTTCTTTTCGTTGAACATCCACGTTAGATCGCAACAGGCTTGGTACTTGGTTTTGGAGAAGTGCATGCCCCCTGCAAGCCCCAACTGTGCAAGTTGTTTTTCGCTTGCCGGTTGGGTCAGCCAACGCTTGTTCTTGCCGGCCAGGGAGGCGTCCCCATTGACACGCAGGAAGTCGTCGCAAGTGGCTATAGCGGTGATCTTGGAGTCCAGGGCGGAGCTGCCAAGGACCTTGGTCTGATACCCGATGCCGCCGATGGACCACCACCGGCCGGCGTAGTTGACGATGACCACCCAGGCGGTCATGCCGTTCGCCATCATCACAAGCCCGTCGAACATGGTGATCCACCGGTACGGCGACATGTCCATGAGATGGACCTCACGCATGGCGAAGTACTCCAGGGCCTCCCGCTCGTCGGTAGGCACACGCACCTCTGGTTCGTTTTCCTTCTGGCAAGCCGGACACGCCGGCATCCTTGCCGGATAGATGTGCCCGCATTTGATGCACGCCATCATCTTGACCTCCTCCTCGGGCGTTAGTTTTGGTGCCGTGACCTCAATGGACCCGTGCGAAAGAAGGGAGTACCCGAAGTCCAGCACGACGCAGTCGTCCTTGATCACCCCTGGGTAGCGCTCAGGATCGACCTTCCGTAGGCCACGACCGACCATCTGGATCATCGTGCTCTTGTAGCTGCACGGGCGAAGCAACACGACGCAGGACACGGTCTGGCAATCCCAGCCCTCGGTGAGCACGGCGACGTTGATCATCACCTGGATCTCGCCTTTGTCGAACTTGTCCAGGCGAAGCGCACGCTGCTCGTCCTGGAGCTCGCTGTGCACGATGCTAGACCTAACTCCGGCTTCCGTGAACGCAGCGTTGACGTGGTCGGCGTGTTCGATCGTTGAGCAGAAGACCACGGTCTGCCTGTCGCCGGCGTTCTTTTTCCATTCTTCGATTACACGCTCGGTGATGGCTTCCTTGTCCATGATGGAAGCCACTTCCTCCATGTCGAAATCCGCTATGGTGGCCTTTACCTTGGAGAGCTCCTCCTGGATGTTGCAGTCGATGACGAAGCACCTTGGCTTCACAAGATGACCGGACTCGATCAGCTCAGGAAGCGTGATCTGGTCTGCGGTGTTGGAGAAAATCTTGCCCAGGGCCTTGCGGTCCCCACGTTCTGGCGTTGCCGTTACGCCGAATACCTTCAGCTTCGGGTTGACGTCACGGGCCTTGTCCAGGATCTCCTGGTAGGATTCTGCGGCCACGTGGTGGCACTCGTCGATGACGATCGTGTCCAGCTTTGGCAGCGTAGCCAGGTTCTTGTCACGGCATAGGGTCTGAACCATTCCGAAGGTTACTCCATCCGACCAGACCTTCTGGTCTGCGGTGTACTCGGACGTCTTTGCCCCAGGCACGAACGCCAGGTACGTACGCTTGTTCTGATTGACCAGCTCGATGCGATGCTGGAGCACCAGCGAGCGGCCTTTCAGGCCGTCGAGCACGGCCGACAGCATGACGGTCTTGCCGGCCCCGGTAGGGGCGATCCCAAGGGTGTTGCCCTCCTTGGATAGGGCGGCTAGGCACCTCTTTACGAAGTCGGCCTGGCGGGGTCGTAGTTGCATGTCGGTTAAAATGGAGGGGGCGGAAGGGGAAGCCGGAATGGAACCGACGCCACGATAGCAATCCCCCACGCCCCCGTTTTAAAATAAAAGACCCCGACGCCGAGAGCATCGTACGCTTGGATGCGTAGTCAAGCTCGCCGGTGGCGCCGGGGTCCTTGATCAGTTAGGCGTTTGGACGCTTGAGCCAGGACGGAGCCGTGCTGGCCGGCTTGGCGACCGGTGCGGCGATGGGCTTGGGAGCTGCGGTGAACGCCGGCTTAACAGCTGGAGCTGCGGCCGTGGACCCGTGGAGCTGTTCCCAGAGACGCTTGGAGCCGGACGCCTGGATAGGCGACAGGTATTGGGCGACCTCGTTCTTGTCCTCGTAGCCATCCTTGCCAGGAGCGACACGGATCTTGATGGCGACGACCTTGCCGTCCAGGGCCGTCAGCACATCCTGGAAGGATGCGCCGTCGAACTGTGCGGTGCTGGCGGGATCGGTGTGATCCATGAGCCCCGCCGCCTCGAGCATGTGGCAGAGGTTCTTCTCGCCCATCTTGGCGCCGGCCGCCTTATCGCCATCCTTGTCATGAGGGTTCATGACGACGGTGAAGATATGGCGGTTGGTGTACTCGCCCTCGCAGATCACGAGGTCGAGCTTGGCGTACTCGGCGCCGGTGCGCTTGGAGTTGCCGATGTTCTGGACCTTCAGGACCGCCTTCGCCAAGGTGGCGTTGGGGATGAGGGTGTTGCCCTGTTTGGGGTCGGGCTGACCGCTGGTGGTGTTGAACATGTGTTCTTGTGGTTTTGGGTTTAGTTACTGCTTGCTGGGCAGAGTGGTGGTGATCGACGTATCCAGGCGCTTGCCGGAACGGATCTTCTTGAGGATCGCCCCAAGGTCAGGGGCTTCCAGGAGTTCAAGTCGGCCGGAGCGGTCCTTCGCAGGGTAGCCCCATGGGTTCTGCTGTTGGCAGACCAGGGCACGGTACATCTCGCCGGCATCGGTCTTGAAGCTCTGCAGCGTCATGACCTGGTCGAAGATGCCAGGGATCTCACGGCCGGTCTTAGAGCCTTCAAGCTGAGGATTCCAGCTGACACGATTGAGGTCGTCCTTTTCCGAATCCAGGATGCCGACCATCACGACGGACAGGTGGCTGTGCTGGAGGTGCGTGACCCATCGGATCATCTCACGGCCAAGGAGGCCGTAAGCGGCACGGGTGTCCGGCTTGCCGGTCTTCTCTGACAGGGACTCAGGCTGGACCTGGGCCCACTTGAAGCACTCACGGGATGCTACCGTGATCGAGTCCACGAAGATCGTGTCGTACTTCGACAGGTCGATGGACGAGAACATGTCCTTCACCTGGTCGTACACTCCGCTGGAGTAATGACCGTTGGCGTCGGACGGATCAGGACCGCCGATGTACAGGGCGAGGGCACGGGCGATTTCCCACGGATGGGCGCCGGTTGCCAGCGAAGCCGCCCGGACGTCGAGCACGTCACCGGCCCAGTCCTGGATGGCGAGGGTGCCGGCCTCCAAGTCCACGAAGAGGGTCTTCTTCGGATCGAGGGTTCGGGCGAGGGTCGTCTTGCCGACCCCGCTGGGGCCGAAGAGGACGATGTTTACCTTGGGTACGAGCTTGAGGCGCTCGTCAGCCTTGATGATTTTAATCATGTCGGTTTTGGGAGAAAGGGTTGCCTTTGCCGGCGTTGCTGCGACGGCGGTGGTCGGTTGCTTTGCCATGTCTTACTTGGCGAAGACGATCTTTGGCTGGCCGTATTCGACGGTCCGTGCCTTGGTGATCTGGGCGATAAGGGCCTCGTCGGTGAGCGCCTTAAAGGTCCGCTCAGGTACGGAGAAGTCGATCTTGAACACCTTGAACACAAGGTCCTGGGGAAGGCCGGAAGCCACGTCCTGAAGGACCTTGGAGTCCCACTTGACCTTGGACTTGATGGCGAAGGTCAGCTTCTCTCCGTCGACCTCACGGGTCATTTCGCCTTCCTGTTTGCCGGCCGAAGCAAGCTCGTCCTGGAAACGCTTGGAGTGGCGGTCGAGCAGAACCTTGGAGATTTCCTCCTGGCTTCGCTTTGCGGCGTCGATCACCTCGTCAAGTTCAGTAAAGATCTTTCGGAGTTCGGCCGTCGTCTTTTGGGTCATGTAGCTCATTGTCGGTTTTGATGAATTCGTGTAGGTTGAGTGATCGGCCTTCGGACTTTGCAAGCTGCATCAGGACGACCAGCCGCTGGGTCGGGATAGAGTCTCGCTCCATCCACTTTTCGATGGTCTTGACGGAGATGTCATGACCGATTGCCGTGAGCCGACGATACAGCTCCATGCGTCCGCCGAAGCGTTTCACAATGGTCTTGGCGTCGATGCCCATAACCAATGAATACACACATTTGCCGTCCTGTCTACTACAAAAATTAGGACCTTTTGAAGACCCTCCAGGCCAGGGAAAATAGCACCAAAATCGAGCCAATTGCCATAGCCGTAGCAATATCCCTGGTCCGGATCATGGCCAGCGTTGCGCTGCTAAGCTGCCTTTCCGTGTTCTTGTCGTCAAAGACCACCCCTGAATCCGTGATGATCCCGGCCATGGCCTGGGACGATCCGAACATGTCGATCGTCGACTGGATCAGGTAGGCGGTTACCGACGTGCAGACGATTGAAACCACGACGGTGATGCCGATCGCCATGACCAAAGGATCATCGTTTCTTGTTTTGCTTGGCTTGGGCTTTGAGCTTTTCACGGACGATGTTCAGGGTGAAGTCGCAGACTTCTGGGGCTGCGTACGACAACGCAGCCACGCAGCAGAACTGCAGCTTGATGGACGAAACGTATTCGGCGACGAACATGGACGAGAAGAATCCGACGATGCATGCCACGCCCATGCGACGGGCGACGTAGCCAAAGCTCTGCTTCTCGTTGCTCATCAGGATGCGGGCCGTCATGGCGCCGGCACCCAGGGCGGCCGACTTGGCGCCGTCCGTAAGGAGCTTGTTCAGATCCTCTGGATCAGGTGGCTGGATTGGCGGCGTCATTGCTTTTTCATCATTCGCTTAAGCCAAAGGTAGACCAGGCGAATCTGATCCGGCGACGTCGCCGAGCTCTTGATGCTGTTCGCAAGCTTGCTGATTATCGTGACGTTCCCCTTCACGTAGCCCTTGCTTGGAACCAGCCTGTCCAGGCTTGGAGACGAGCTGATGGATTTCTTGTTCTTCCCAGGAGTCAGCTTTATCCCCAACGCTGGGCACTTTTCCGGGATGTCGAAGTCCTTCATGGTTATCGTGCAAGGTACTCCATACTTCTTCGCCCTCTGCTTTGCATTGTGCAGAATGGGCGACTTTGGGTTGTTCATCCTGTACCTTTGCCCACGGTTCATCGCCTGTATCCTTGCCTCCAAAGGGCCTTAGTAATGATGCCAGCAAGGTGCCTGACTTTTCGTTCGGGCGCCCGAAGATCTCCAACGTGGAGGCACTCATGAACAAGCGTGTCCATCCTCTCCTTTTCGGACCTGTGGTTTCGGTCGATGACGATCTTGAACGTTCTTGATGCGACATGGTATAGCTGCCCGTAGTCTCGGTCTTTGCTGAGGTCTCCCTCAACGATCCTGAACTTTTTCTTCGGTCTTTTCACTTTCGTTGATGTTGTCTCTGACCTTATCGAAGACCCACCAAACCCCGAGTCCAGCGCAGCTCGCCAGCGTTGCGGCTGAGATCCAGATGAACATCGGGCTGTCCACTATGAACGGGATAGCTCCGCAGAAGGCGCCGGCCAGGAGCAATGGAGCACCCATTTTCCAGCTGGCAAAAGCCATTGCCAGCCCTCCGATCACAACAAGGCCGGCGCCCGTTACGGTCCAAATGTCTTTCTTTGCGTCCGCAACCTGGGCCTTCAGCTCCTTGATCTGGACGTCCTTTTCACGCATGGCCTTTTTGTTGTCCCTCACCTGCCCCTCTAGATCCAGCCAGGCACGCTCCATTTCTGAGGCATTTGCCTTGGCCTTCGCTCGATGCGATTCGTATTCAGACGGCGTGGCTGTTTCGGCACGCTGCCTGGCCAGGGCTATCGACGCAGCGTCAGGAGCCGGGAGGTTGGCGGCCGCTACGGATAGCTCGCTTTCAACCTTGTCGGGCTTGCTTGCCTTGTTCATTTCCCGAGCCACCTGAATGCTTGCTGCCACCGCTGCGTCGATCTGATCCAGACCGGCGCCAACCGTGTCAAGGCTTGCGCCTTTAGGGGTCGGAGTGACTACTGGTTCACTCGTAGAGCAACCAACCAATGCGACCAACAGCAATATGGCCGCATGTTTCATGTCACTTGATCAAGGTGCGGGCCTTGGCTTCAGCTTCATTGAGCTTAACCTGGTGCTTTCGATACACGAGGATGCCACCCAGGAAGCCGATCATGGTGAATACAATTGCGGTGATTACGTAGGACATGACTTGATGATCTGGTTGTGAGTCGTCCGGTCAACTACTTCTGCCTCTTGACGATCTCATATGGGTTGTTTTTGCCCTCATTTTTGTCGGAAGCCTTCTTCTCGTCCTCCGTCATCTTGTTCGACCAGAAGGTGCTATTGGCAACCTGGGATGCGATAGCCCCTGCGGCCGGGTGAAGTGCCGTAGCACCGATAACGGCGGCCGCCTTGATCGGCTGAATGGCAGCCTTTGCGGCCTGTCGTTTAGCGGTATCCTGCGGCTTCCCTTCGACGGCGTTGGTTACGGCTGTCTTTGCGGCACGGGCCGTACCGATCACGGCTTGGCCGGCGGGACCGCCAGGAGGCTGGTCACGCATGACGTACTTAGTGGCCATCTCAACCTTAGGCCCGAAGATCGAAGCGTACGACGCTGCGTTGAGCCACTTGATCCACTTCGGGTCGTCCTTGTGCTTTTCGGAGTACTCCGTCGGATACATCATATCCTTCAGGTCGAACATCGCCCGGTATGCAATGATGCCAAGCGGCGCCATCATCAGCGGAGCCATGAACCTGATTCGATCCCCTACGGAGTAGGACTTCCCGGCAGGTGCGGACGAAAGCGAGCTCTTTGCGTAGCTGTAGGTGCGTGAATTGACCTCGGCTGCGTAGCTATACGAGTAGCTCATCAGCTGGAACAACGTCTTGCCGATCGGGCCATCCTGGAACACGGGCTTGTGCGACCGTTGGGCACGGACAGACGACTGCATCGAGAACTTCGTCATGGCCACCTCGAAGAGCTTCGCCATCTTGGTGTCCGCAGTCATTGCCTTCATGCGGCCGGCGTCGTCCAGCTTGTTGACCCGGACCAGCCAGTTGGAGAAAGCGTCATGATCAGCGTCGGAAACACCAAGCTCACGGAGATTGGACCTGACTGACTCCGTGACGTTAAGCTTGTTCATGAAGCTTTCGCCACGGTGCATTTCAGCAAGGTTCACCAGGAAGCGGAAACCGATGGCATGCGAGGCCTGGAGCTTTGCGTTTTCAGTAGCTTGCAACAGGTTGGCCTGGTAGACACGGCTCGTAAGCCAGCTGATGCGTGGATCAGAACGGTCTCCGTCAACGTCGATGGAATGGCTGTTCATCCAGGCGTCATTGATGTCGGCGCTGATCGTTCCGATATGCTCCGCATATTTCTCCCAGAACGTCTTGTCGATTCGCTCTCCGCTCATGATGCGGGCGCCGTTCCTGAGCGTACGGCCCCAGGTCTCCCCATAGGCGAGAAGACCAAGCCCAAGGTTTCCGGATCGCATGCCCATGGAACCGGGCTCAAACATGTTGTTCAGGAACGAACGACCCATGACGGATCCGGCCGTATAAAGGCCCATTAGGTCAATATACGTCTGTTCGCCCTTGGTGTTTGGCTTGCGCCCGATCCCGACGGACGCTTTTAGCAGCTCACGAAGTTCATCGATCTTTTCGTATGAAACACCCTGGTCCTCAAGCGACGATGCGATCTTACGCCACTTCTGGCCTTCGTCTCCAAGGCGTCGAACGACTTCTGCACGCTTGGTGGCTGCGGAAACGTACCTGGAAATAACACGGTACGGGTCTTTGATCTGCCACTTGCTCATGATCTCCTGTGCTTCACGGCTGAACTTTCGGCTCTTGGAGGAATTCTCCCCAAGGGCCGGAGTCGATTCCTCAAAGAAGCTCTTGAACTCACCCTCCCCTTCGCCACGGATGTGGGAAAGGGTAAGCTCACGGGCCTTCTTTTCTGCGGCAGCTTCAAGTTCGGCACCCTGGAATTCGTTCGCCAGGTCGATCATGTAGGCCCGCTTTGCGTCGTCCTTGAACGCCATTGCGTCGGAAGCGATGCGGAACGAATCATAGACGGCAGGGAAGTAGTCCTCGACCTCGCCAAGCTTTTCGCCGGCGGCGGTGCGGTACTCATGCATTTCCTTGAGGAGCGCCTTCAGGCCTTCGGCGGCACGCCCGGCTGGAGTAGACGTATCGATCGGCGTAAGCCCCGTAATCATGTCCGCAAACTCCCTGTATGCGGTCTCACGATCAGCCCTGGACATGGACGAGAACTCGCCACGAAGGGGGTCCATGATGTCGAAGAACCTGTTCATGTACCTGGTACGCTCCTTCATGATGGATGTAGGCATGTCCAGGCCAGTCACGCCGGCTTCAGCACCTGCACGTGCATGGATCATGTTTGCAACGGTCATCGCCGCTTTGCTCCCAGGATACTCGCTTGCGATCTCATGGGCCTTGTTGCTGATGCCCGTGAAGAAGCGTGCCGTCACGATGTCACGAGCCAGCTCAAGATTGGTCCTGCTTGTACCGGTCTTCGGGATGCGGAACGGAGGCTCGTTGGTCTGGTTTTCGTCGTCTTCTGACAGCCTTCGTGCGATCTTCACAAGCCGGGATGCGCCATCCTTGCCTTCGCCGATTGGCCGGTTTGCTAGATCACGGTACGTATTGGGGTCATCTTCGGAGAAGCGACCAGGCTGGCCACCGTAGTTGTTGTAGTCCCATCGGTACCCATGAATGGCATCAGGGTTGACCTTTGAGGCACGATTTCCGGAACCGTTAAGGAACGCAGCAACTTCGGACTTGAGCTCCTCGCCCTTGAACATCCGGGCATCGCCTTCCATGCCTTTGCCTGGAGCCCAGCTCATGCGGACCGCTCCACTCGGAAGCTCATCCACACGACCAGATCCTACGCCCTGGTGGTCCCATGTGTCGCCCGTAACCTGACTCCATTCATAGTGAGTGAGGTCGGAGCGTTTTGCGGCAGTAAGTAGATTTCCGTGTTTTCCGTATTTCCGCTTGGCACGAAGCTGGTTGTACTGATCGTACAGGTCGTCGACGCTGATCATCTTGAACTCTCCGTGCTGGTTATACGCCCATAGATATTGAGAGCTGGTGTCCCTTGCGGCTTCGACGCCAGGGGAGTTCTGGAAATACTGGCCGTTCGGGTGACCGATGTCCGTGTACACCATCCGAACCCTGGCTGGAGTCACCGGCTTGCGCTTCATGGCTTCGTCACGGGCGCCGCCTGGGATACGCATGTTTTCGCCGTCATCCTCGGAAAAGCGAGTTGGACCGCCTTCATTTCGTGGCGTCGTGAAATCATATCCTGGCATTTCATCTGCCTTTTTACCCATGTATTCAGCCAGCTTCTTTTTGATTTCCTCACGGTTGTGCTCGTAGTCCGGCTCGCTCGGGCTACGTCTGGTATCCAAGAACGAAATTCTGGTTACGTCACCACGGTCATCGATGCGTCCATGCGGAAGCTCCATGATTGGCTGCTTACCGTAGTCGCCTTCAATATTTCCGGCCCTTAGATGGTCTTCCCATTCAGCATGCGTAGGGATGCTATCAGAATCAGTCAACTGATAGCCCTCCGGTGAGGATGCATGGCGAAGTTCGTCGGCGCTGATTACCTGGATTTCGCCCTTTCTAGTGGCGTACCATAGATAGGTGTTCTGTTCGCCTTCTGCGTCACGGCGATCCGCATGACCGATATCAGTCCAGAACCTGATTGGCTTTTGGCGGTTAACCTTGGCCGAAGCTTTCTGGAAATTGTCACGAGCACCACCTGGGATGCGCATGTTTTCTCCATCGTCTTCGGAATTAAACTGACTTCCGCTGGACTGATCACGGCGCATCTGATCAAGGGCATCTTCCGGGTCCTGTCCGGTAGGCGGAGGATTCAGTTCACGATCCGCAGCCAGCTCCGGATACGGATGTCCCTGGGCTTTGTATTTATCAATGATCGACTGTCTGCGTGCTTCATGTCTTGCACGTCGTTCCTGGGCGCCTGGTCGATTGTCGAAATCGACCTGGCGGATATGCTCAAGCATGATGTAGTACTCACGGACGTTCTTCTTGTCGGGAAGGGAGCCAACGAACTTGCTTCGCTCTTCAGGGGTCCAGGATTTCCACTTCCTTACATCGTCTTCGGAGAACGCCAATCCTTCGTAGTTCTGGCTTGAATCGTCGTTTTCAGAGAACCGTTCCTGGAAATTGTCCTTGAACATGTTCTCACG